GTGGCGAACGTGCCCAGATCGTAGGCGGAGTGGAAGTTCACCGGCGGTGAGGTGGTGTCGGTGCCGCCCGCCGCCCGCGCCGTGGTGTTGCCCGGGCGCCGCATGACGATGTCCGAGCCGGTGTTCACGCCGCTCGCCGCGGTGGCCGCGTAGCTCTGGGTGAAGCTGGCCAGTGTCGCGCCTGCGGCGGCCCACGCCCAGCGCAGGTCGCTGTTCGTGGTGGCCGAGTAGCTGATGAACAGCCAGTACTGATATACGGCGTTCGGCTCGGGCGTGAACGAGATCTCCGAGTCGATGAGTGTGGTCGACGAGGTCACGACCTGGTCGTTCTGCTGGGCGACCATGCGCACATTGCGGGCGTTCATGGCGTCCGCCGTGAGCACCTGCCCCGCGAACCACTGGGGAATCGACACTCCGGCCTCCTACAGGGCGACGGGGGCAGGCTGCGCCAACGACACCGGGGTGCCCGCGGCCTGCGCCTTGACGACGGTGTTGATGCTGCGCTGGACGGTCATGACCTGCGTGCCAGTGACTTCGAGGTTGTCCGCGGACACCGTGACCGGCAGCGTGTTGGTGTTCGTCGACCCCAGCACGGACCGCACACCGACCGAGCCGGCCGCTGTGAGCGACGTGTCGGTGACGGTCGCCTGCCAGCGGCCCGGCACGGTGGCGCCCCGCTCCCACGCCATCGCCCTCAGGTCGCTGCCCTCCACCTGGAAACGCAGCGTGAAGAACCTGTTGGCCGCGTGCACGGCGGGGATGTTCACCGAGGTCAGGTCGGTCTGTGTGCCACCGACCCGCTTCTGGATCACCAGCGTGAGCGTCTGGTTGGTGTTGAACGCCAGCCTGGCCGCGTACTGGTTGTTCACGTCCAGGGAGCGGGCGATCAGGTGCACATACTGTGGGCCGCCCGTGGCTAGTGCGCTGGACGCCAGGTCCACCCGCACGTCGACGTCCGCCCCGGCGGCCGGGATGGTGCTGAACCGGGAGACGTTGACGGTGCCGAGGGAGTGCACGCCGAGGGAGCCGTTGGTGGAGTAGTCGGAGGCGGCGCCCCCGGAGTTCGTCCACGTCTGGCCCGAGCTGGCGGTGCCCCAGCTGCTCGCGGTGCTTCGGGTGAAGGAGTCCCACAGTGCCGGCGCGCAGGCGGTGACCCGGACGACTTCCCCGCCGAGCGTGAGGTCGAAGGGGAAGTGGGTGGGCTTCAGGTTCGGCGCCGTGAGTAGGCCGCTGGAGATGATCCACGGGGCGCGGTCGAAGATGCCGTTGGGCGGGGTGCGCACGGTCAGGCTCGTGGCCGTGTCGCTGACGGCTGCCACCAGCTGGCTGCTGCTGGTGTCCAGCCGGTTGGGCCGGTTGGGCCCGGCCGACTGGCCGGTGGCGACAGCCTCGCGCAGCCGCACCTCATCAGCGTGCAGGACGGTCCCCGCGGGTGGGTTCGCGCCGAGCGTGGGCCCGTACACGGCGAACGCTGCATTGGCCGGGGCCGTGGCGACGACGGTGTACAGGGTCCACTGTCCGGCCGGGATCGCCGCGATGGCCGAGCTGGTGCTGATGTAGGCGCCGCCCACGTCGCGCCAGTCGATCGCCACCGACACCGTCGAATACGCGACGGGCGCGTAGGCCCACATCGTCGCCCGATAGGACTGGCCCGCGGTGATCGGGGCGCGCTTGGCGGTGACTGGCCGCACGAAGGCCTGCGAGGGCGTGCCCACGACGGTGAGCTTGCCGGAGTAGGTGCCCCGGTAGGCCTGGGCGCTGTCCTGGACGAAGGTGCAGTTGGAGCCCGTCCAGTCCGTGGCGCCGTTCTCGAACGTGCCGTCGGCCAGGCTGAGGTCCAATGGTTCGGCCAGCTGCGCGACCTTCCACGGGGAGCCCGGGGAGGCGTTGAGGACCACGTCCCAGTCGATGGGGTGGCCGATCGTCTCGGTGCCGCCCTCGGCGATCAGGTCGATGGTGTCGGGCGGCATCCATGGCGGCGGGTGGGCGACCGTGAGCCGGTCGCCCAGGTACAGGCCGGTCATCTCGTCGGCCAGGTCCGGGTTCTTCGCCAGGTCGATACGCACCGACGGGTAGCGGTCCTCCGCGACGCTGCCGAGGTGGACGCGCCACGCGGCCAGGTCGGGCAACTGCGTGTCGGAGGCGACGTTGAGCTGCACGCCCTCGTCGTAGACGCCGATGCCGTCAGGGTTCTCGGCGGGGTCGCTGGTGTTGTTCGGGCCCTCGGTCTTGGCGTAGGTGTACTCGCCGCCATCGACACGCTGGGCGGTGACCTCGTTGCGGACCTTCTGGTCGTCGTCCGTCGGCGAGAACGGCTCCGAGACGTGGCCGGTGGTGTAGTCCAGGGCGATGACCCTACTGCCGACGGGCACGTGCGTGGTGTACGCCTTCCACACTGTGCCGTCGATGTACCCGGTACCGGTCAGGGCGATGGTGTGCCCGTTGTCGGTGACACGCATGGTGCCGTACCGCTGCCGGCCCGCCGACTGCCCGACGTCGTAGATGGCGGTGGTGTTGCTGCCGAAGCTGGAGTCCATCGAGGCGAACATGTACATCGGGAACCGGCCGTAGGGGTTGTACGGGCCGGAGCAGATGGACAGGGCGTGCTCGTCCGCCGTCATGTAGAGCATGCGGCCCAGCCAGCCCGTGTCTCCGAACAGCTGCACCATCTCGTCCCGCTCGTAGGTGAACGACGACCACGTGTCGGAGCCGCCGATCCACCGTGACGAGGACTGCCACACCAGGGCCTCGGCGCCGCTGTCGCGTGCCGTGGCCAGGAGGTTCTCCAGCCAGGCCTTCTGCCCCGTGCCGAGCATCGTCTTCGAGGGGCGGTCCGGGTCGCTGTTGGGGTCGCGGAAGCTTCGGCAGTCGCTCGCCACGTAGAGCACGCGGCCCACCTGCCAAGACTGGTAGATGCCTGTGCTGCCGCCAGAGCCCAGCGGGTAGTGCGGGACCATCTCCCGGTACACCAGGTTGGCGGCCGGATTGGTCGCCGAGGTGCGGTTGGAGTCGTTCGGGCCGAAGTCGTGGTCGTCCCAGATGTAGGTGATGGCCTGGCCACGCAGAAACGTGCCCTGCCGGGCGGCCGGGTTGAAGCCCAGGTTGAAGTTGTGGACGTCGTCGTAGGCGGTGCGGAACAGGGCCGGGTCGTTGACGTTGTAGTTGCGGTAGTGCAGGTCGCCGAGGTGGGAGAACCAGGCCCATTCCTCCGCGCGGGACTGGGCGGCCATCGTGTCGAAGACCGGGTTGTTCGACACGGCCGTGGTGATGTACGAGTCGTCGCCCGCCCCCGTGAGGCCGGCGTCTCCGGCCGCGCCGAAGATGTACGACAGCGGCTCCCCGGCCGGGCCCGGGTGGGTGCGGAACGTGCCCTTGTAGGAGACGTTGAGGCCGCCCGCGTCGACGACGTACCAGTACCGGGTGTCCGCGTCGAGGCCGGTCACGGTGAAGGTCAGGACGCCGTTGATGGTGGCCGTGACGGGGCCGATCGTGACGGCACCGGTCATGGCCTCGTTGTCGGCGACGAGCAGGGAGCCGTTGGTGGGCGGGGCCGTGTCGGCGACGACGCGCACCGAGCTGGCGGTAAGGGCTCCTGCCCACACCGATTTCACGTCGAACGCCACAGCTCACCTCACAGGCCTTGGTTGTACTTCGATGCTCTGGTCCGGTAGGCCAGGCCGACTTGGTCACGTGACTCGTACACGGCGCCGCCGTCGACGTCGGCGGCGGACTGGAGTAGGTCGAGGAACGCGCCGGGTTTCTGTGGGCCCATGGCGGGGGTCTGGTCCAGGTCGCCGTTCACCATCAGGGGCACCCCCTGCTCGGCGCAGAGCCGCTCGATCCGCCGCCCGGCGAGCTCTCGCGCGTGCCCTTGCACGGCGCGCCAGGTGTCGATCGCGGCCGGTGCTTCGGCACCCCAGTAGGTGATGTGCCCGAGCCCCATGGCCTCGGTGACCAAGCCGCCGAGGCCGACCGTGCCCCACCGGTAGGTGAGCCGCTGCACGGGCCGAAACGGTGTCGGCCTGGTCCCAGAGCCCACCTGCTCGCCGTCCAGGTACAGCGCCCAGTCGGTGCCGCCCGCGCCGTTGTCGGCGTTGGTCAGCCTCAGGTGGTGGGCGGCCTGGTCGTTGATGCCGGCGTTGGGCACGCTGACTGCCAGGGAGCTGCCCGAGACGGTGTCACCGTAGGCGGCGACGAACAGGTCGATGTCGTTGGCGTTGCCGTCGGTGTTGATGATCCACTCGACCTGATTGTTCGCGTCGGTCCGGGGGCCGTTGTCCCAGATCTCGAAGTTGTTGGCGAACCCGGTGCCGCCTCCGGATACGACGTGGTCGACGGACCAGCCGGTGATGCTGCGCGGTGGTACGTAGGCGGTGAGCCGGCCGATTGTCTCGTCGGGCAACTCGACCACCGGGTCCAGCCACGGCGCGAGTGCGCCCTTCCCCCAGTTCGGCTGGCCTTGATAGAAGGCGCCCGTCTCGCCGATCGCGCGCATGGGCTGGCTGCCCTGCACCAGCTCGGTGCCCTCCCGCGCCGTCTCGCCGTCGGTGAGCGGCCAGTACGACAGCGGGCCGTTCGCCTCGATGTGGCGGCGCAGCGCGTCCTTCAGCGGCTTCGTTCCCTGGGCGAGGCGACGGCGGATTCCGTTGGCCTGAACGGTGGTGTAGACGTCCTTGCCGGAGACGTCCCACTGGGTGGGCCAGCTGGAGATGTGGCCTTCGAACCGGTCGACGACCGTGCCGCTGGGCGTGGTCAGTTCGATACGGACGGGGGTGTTGAGGCTGAGCAATCCGTAGTACGGGCTGCTGGGGTTGGACCGGCTGTACTTCCCGGCCCGGTTGTTCAACGTCAGCGGGCACTTTGTGGTGTCCGCCGTGGACGCCCAGTCCTGCCGCCCCCACGTGATGGCGATCTGGTTTCGGGTGTAGACGTCTGGGGTGATGTCGACCCACGTGCCGCCGAGGAACAGCGAGATGACCACGACCAGCGGGGTTGCCGGAAACACCACGATGCCCTCCTAGCTGCTGCCGAACGCGTTCTGCACGTTGCCCCCACCGTCAATGGCCACAATGGAGCGGATCAGCTTCTTCACCGGCTCCGGCCCGTCGACGACGATGCGCACGGTCACCACCTGACCTCCGCCAGCCGCCATCAGAGGCGCCCGGCCGGCACCGAACGTGCCGGCCGGCTTTGCCGCCTCAGGGTCGATGAGCCGCCCCAGGGCCTTGTTCATGCTGGGTGCTTCGGCCTCGGCGCCCTCGACGATGCCGGGCGGCAGCCATCGGCCGACGACCTCCGCCATGACCTTCGAGGGGCTGCTGATACCGAGTGCGTCGGCGATCGGCCCCGGGATCATGTCCTTGGCGAAGCTGACCAGCTTGTCGTACAGCCAGCTGCCCATGGACCTGATCCCGTTCCACAAGCCGCGGACCACGTCCGCGCCCTTGTTGTAGAGCAGGCTGCCCAGGCTGCCGAGCCCCTTGGAGATGCGCCCAGGCATTCCCTGCATCCACGCGACCAAGGACAAGGCCTTGCTGACGGCTGCGTCCTTCATACGTCCGAACCAGCCGCTGACCTTGCCGGGGATCTGCGAGAGCCACGCGATACCGGCCAGGATGGCGTTGACCGCGCCCTTGACCTGGGCAACGACCCAGTTCCAGACGACGAGCGTGACCGCCTTGACCTTGCCCCAGTTGGCGATGACCAGGGCGACCAGGCCGATGATGATGGCGATGACCCAGCCGATCGGCCCCATGGCGATCAGCCACTGGGCGGCCATGGTCGCGGCCCACACGATGGCGCGGCCGGCCATCAGCAGGAACTGGGCGCTGGAGACGACGGCGGCACGCACCACGTTGGCGATCCAGGTGCCGATCGAGACTAGGGCGGACCCGGTCCAGGCGGCTGCGGTGGTCAAGGCGGAGCCCACGGCACTGGCGGCGATGCGCAAATAGGCCATGAGGCCGATGCCCATCATGCGCAGCCAGTTGCCGATGACGCCCCAGGCCGAGGCGGAGATGAGGGCGTTGGCGCCCGCGACGATGGAGGCGATGGCCGAGTAGGTCATCATGGCGCCCTTAACCAGCAGCACTGTCCCGGCCAGGCCCATCAGGATGTACGACAGCGGCTCGAAGACCTGCTTGTTGTCCGTGGCGAACTTGAGGAACGACCCGGCGACCGTGCCGAGCTTCTCGACCGCTTCGCGCTTGAAGCTCTCCAGCGCTGCCTTGGGGGAGTCGCCCATCGTCTTGACGAGCTTGTCCGTCGACCCGGCGGCCTTGTCCATGCCGGTGGCGGCCGCCGCGCCCGCCGGGTCGAGGGCGAACAGGGCGTCACCCATGACGGTGCCCGGGTCGCCGAACAAGGCGGTCGCAGCGTTGAGCTTGACCGTCTCGTCCTTCGTGCCGCGCAGGGCGTCCAGCGTCATCTGCAGCGCCTGCTGGCCGGACTTGCCGCCCTGGCCGATCTTCGCGGCCATTGTGTCGGCGTCCAGGCCGATGGACTTGAAGGCGTCCTGCACGGCGGTGCCCTTGGCCAGGGTGAGTTCACCGAACTGGCCGATGGCGTCGGCGACCTGGTCGGCGTCCCGGGCGCCCGCCTGGAGGCCCTGTGCGAGCAGGCCGGTGGCGGTCTGCCCGTCCAGGCCGATGCGCCGAAACTGAGTCGAATACTCATTGATCGTGTCAAGGAAGTCGTCCGACTTGTTCGCGGCGGTGCCGAACCCCTTGGTCAGGATGTCGAACGCCTCGGTGGCGTTGTCCGCCAGGCCGGTGCGGATGAGCTGCCCGACGGCCGCCGTGGTGGGGCCGACCTCCTGGTCGAACGTCTCGGCTAGGGCGAGCGCCTTGGTGGTGACACCCTCCAGGCCGCCCTCGACCTGGGAGACGTCCCCGATGTTCTGGTAGACGCCCTTGATGGCGGAGTTGACCGTCTCGACGGAGTCGCCCCAGGCGTCCCCGTACACCTTGGCCGACACCTTCGACAGCTCTGCCGCCTGAGCTGGGCCGACGCCGAGCTGGGCGGCGAGCTTGGCGTTCGCGGCCTCCATGTCGAGGTTGGCGGCCACGCCCACGCCGAGGGCGGCGGCGACACCGGCGCCGATGCCGGCGGCCGCGGTGTCGAAGTTCTGCTGGGCGGAGGACAGGCCCTGCTCGGTGTTGTCCCGGGCGACGAGGTTGAAGACCAGCGAGGTGTCGCTCACGAACGAACCGCCCCTCTCACGAGGGGCGGTTCAGCGCCCCGACTTCAGCTTCTCTGCGGCCTTGGCCTGGGCTTCCTCATAAGCATCCAGCCAGTCCAGGACCCGGTCTTCCTGCTCGACGGTCATCAGGTCCCACTCCCAGGGCCGGATCGTCATCAGGTGCGCGGCGTCGCCCAGCCGCCTCAGCCGGCGACGGGCAGCTGGGCTTTTCCCTCGTCGTCCGGGTCCTCGTAGGCGGCGGCGATCTGCTCGTCCAGCTGGGCGAGCACGGCCACGGCCTTCTCGCCGCTGAGGCTCTCCGAGACCTGCGCCCGGATCTCGACCAGCTCGCCCTTGGAGTACTCCAGCTCCAGCTCGTCCCAGGCGAAGTCGACGTCCTCGAAGCGGGTGGTGGGGTGCTCCCGCTTGAGGAAGACGAACAGCAGCGCCCGGCGGCACAGGCTGTTGCCCGCGACGACGTCTTTGGTGAACTCGCTGTAGTTGCGGTCGGTGAGCCGCTCGATCTTCTCCCGCTCGGCCGACATGACCTTGCGCGGGTTGTACTTGAAGCGCTTCGGCTCGTGACTGCCCTCGGGTTTGTAGACCAGGTACACGCTTCCTCGTTTCCTATTCGGCCCGGTTCGCGATGCGCCTGGCCATGTCTTCCATCGCCTTCTCGACGGCCGTCTTATAGGGGCCCTCGCGGCCCTTGAAGGCGTCGTCGAACCAATCGATCTTTCCTTGCTGGGTGACCCACCTCTCGCGGTCGCCCCACACGGGGTGACGCCAGCCACCCGCCCGGTTCGTGCGCTTCGGGGCGTTGGGGAAGCCGCGGACGTTCTTGGTCTTGAAGGCCTTCACGCGCGCCCCGGACCAGCGGCCGCCCAGCTTCACCTCGGGCCGGATCTTCTTCGCGATGGCCGTGCGCAGCGCAGGCGCGGTCGGCATGATCCCCGACGACGGCATCGCCATGATGGCGTTCTTCGCCTCGGCAGCGGCCGGCTTCAGGACGTCTCGCATGTTGCGGGCCAGTTCCTTGCGCAGCTGCTTGCCGTCCTCCTCGGCGCGGATCGCACGCACGAGCGCGGCCAGGCCGGAGTGCGTCTCCACTCCGAGGCTGAACGGCGGGCCGCCGGCCATCAGGACGTGCCGCGGGCCACGGCCCCGGAGGTGGGGAAGCCGAGAGAGACGGTGGCCTCGTCGCCGACCGACCCGGTCAGCGGGTTCCACCCGTTGATCAGGATGTTCCCCGTGTACGCCGGGTTGGACGCGCTGACCGCGGCTTGGTCGGCGCGCACCTCGAACGGTACGACCGTGCCGAGCAGCGGCCACATGATCGAGTCGAGTTCGGTGGCTGCGAAGTCCTGGAGGAACTCGCAGCTGAGCTCGGCCGACTTCAGACCGCCGAGGACTTCCTTCCAGCCCAGCGATGCGTAGTTCGTGACGTCCTTCTCCTCCACCTCGACCGTGAGCTCGGCCTTCTTGGTGTACTCGTTGAGGACGTTGGAGTTGATCGACAGGTACTCGGCGAGCAGGACCATCTTCGGCACGGCTGGCCTCCCTTTCAGGCATGACGAGATGCCCGGAACCCTGGGGCGGGCCGGGC